TGAAATAAACACCAAGTATATCTAGCCCATATTAAACTTTCCTTCATATTAATGTATATAAAGATAGTTTATAATTATTTATTAATATAAACATGAATAATATATATAATAACTTTTACAATGAAATAAATAATACTGATTCAAACAACAATGATTCTAATATTATTGATTCAAGTGATAATAGTGAATGTGATATATGCTTAATTTCTGGCGAAAAAATTGATGACACTTCTATTACTCTTGAATGTAATCATAAATTTAATTATTATTATATTTATAAAGATATTGTAGCCCAAAAGAATAATGTTAAAAAAAATAAATATGCTAAAGAAATTAAAATTTATCAAATTAAATGTCCTTATTGTCGCAATATTCAAAATACTATTTTACCATATAGACAGATTGACTATTGTAATGAAAAAATTTACGGCGTTAATTATCCTAAAAAATATTGTATGAAAAATTCTCAATGTCTCTATATATTCAGAAGAGGGAAAAACAAAGGTTTAAGATGTAGTAAAGAAGCAGTAAACCAGTTTTGTGCTTCACATTTAAAATATAAAATTCCAGATAATGTTATTAATACATGTGTTACTATTCCTACCTAATCTAATACTACCAACACACCTTTTTTTTTCTTTTTATCCCCTACTTTATGCTCTTTATAAATCTCTTTTTCTACCAATCCTGAACTACTTTCTATTTTTTTCCTATTATATTTACCATTTTTTTCATACTTTTCATGTTTTTTGTCACTACCTTTTCTTCTTTTATTATCTAAGTGTTTTTCTTTATGTGTCATAGTATTAATTTTAATATATATTTTATTTTATTCAATTTTATAAATTAACTATAATATTAATTTCTTATAATTACAAATAAAGTAAATTTTTCATTAATGCTTTGTTCTATATCTATATTATGAAATAAATTTTCTTTTTCTATAATTAAATGTGATTTATTAAATGCTAGCGCCATAGCTAGACGTTTTGTTACATCTACTAATTTCGGATTTCCATCAATATAACTATATTCTGTTCCAAAATATGCTTCTACAAAATTTGATTTTAATATATTCTTATCTTTAAAATACAAATGTCTTGATTCTACTTCTGTTATTAAATTATAATTTTCCGATGAAGCATAGTCCAACATTTTAGTTAAATAATTATTATATTCATCTTCTTCAGTTCTATCTACTTCATCCCTTGTATCTACTTCATCTATTGTATCTACTTCTTCAGGTCTTATTACTTCTTCTATTGTAACTACTTCTTCAGGTCTTATTACTTCTGTCATATAAATATTCATATATTCACCTTCAGTTCTACATATTGGACACAATGCTATTTCATTAGTATTTATGTTGTTATTCACTACTGTTATCATATAAGTAAAACAATCCCTACATATACATATATGACCACAATTTTTATTTATTTTAAATTCATTTATATGCTTACATTCTAAACATACTGAACAATTATACATTTATTATCCTAATATTTATTTATAAATATTATGATAATAAATCAATTTTATTAATTATATTTATATATATTATATGCGTTTTTCTGCTCCCGTAATTGCTTATTTTTTTTCTGTTAATAATATTTGTAAAATTCATCCTTTAAATAATATTAACACCCATATTTATAACTATGAACCAAATCTTGATAACTATAGATATGGTTCTAAAGGTAGAAAAGCATATAAAAATAAAAAAAAATACACTGGAATAGTACAAGATCATCATATTATTCCAAAGCAATGGAAAATGCACAATGTTATTAAAGATATTAACTTTGATATTAACTCTTCAAACAATTTAGTTATTATGCCAATACCAAAAACTTTCCTTTATTTTAATTTTAATCCTAATTTGAGAACACATTATGTCGGACATACAAAATATAACTTATATATAAAAAACGAATTAGATAAAATTAACAAATTATATTCTTTAGATGATAAAAAATATTACTTTTGGTTATTTTTTATATATCTTAAAAAAAATTGTATTTATAATAATAATATTCCATGGATTTATTAATATATTTTATTGTAAATATAGCATATAGATAATGAATAAATTTAATTATTTTAAAAATATTTTGAATGAATTAGAACCCGAATTACAACCAGAGCCAGAACCTGAACCAGAGCCAGAACCTGAACCAGAGCCAGAACCTGAACCAGAGCCAGAACCTGAACCACAGCCAGAACCAGAGCCAGAACCTGAACCAGAGCCAGAACCTGAACCAGAGCCAGAACCTGAACCAGAGCCAGAACCTGAACCACAGCCAGAACCAGAACCAGAGCCAGAACCTGAACCTGAACCTGAACCTGAACCTGAACCTGAACCTGAAACACCTGACAATAGCTATTATGATATAGAGTTAGTTGGAAATATAAGTACAGATATTTTTTCTACTGAAAACTACTTTACCATTATTTCAAATAATCAAAATAGATTAACAAATATTATAAAAATTAATGAATTGCCAAACTATGAAAACTTAAAACACTTGAAATTATCTGATTTTGATAGTTCTTCAAATTTTGTAAATGAGCAGTTAAATATAATAAGAAATTATAATAATTATCAAAATATTACAATAGATGATATTTCAAATATTACTTTAGAAGATATATCAAATGAGTTTATACTAAATATTGATTTAAAAGCTATGCAGTTAACACTTCAAAAATTATATTTCCAAAATTCCGGAAATTCAAATAAGAATATTTTTAGTATATTTATTGAAAAAATTGGACCATTGGCTTTTTTTAATGATGATGCTCAACACATTACTATAAATAATAATGTTAGAGAAATTTCGCAATTTGCTTTCTTATTTTCTAATATTATTAGCATTATATTTAATCATAATTATAGTTTATTAACTTTAGGAAAAAGTACATTTAGATCATGTAGAAATTTACAATATATAGACTTATCTCGTGTCATAATAAATGAAATACCAAAAAGATGTTTTGAAAGTTGTTCATCATTAAAATCTGTTAACATACCGTCTGTTAAATATATTAGAGAACAAGCATTTAATGATTGTAATAAACTCGAAAATATTGATCTTAGTAATATAGAAATAATAGAATCAAAAGCGTTTTTTAATTGTAACATAAAATCACTTATCTTTACAAACACATTATCTAGAATAGATGATTTAGCATTCGCATATAATGACATAGATTATCTTGAATTTGGTAATAATATTTTTTCTAATATTACTTTTGGAAATAATGTATTTCAAAATTCATTTACATGGATAATTGATGAAATAGAAACATATACACAAAATATTCATAATAAAGATGATGATGAATATACTAATATTGATAAATATTTTAACATCAATCAAGAAAATGAAAATATTATTAAAAGTGTACCCGTATTTATTAATACTAATGATCATACACTTTTAATTGGTGATAGTACTTTCAAGATATATCATACACTAGCTCATGCCGCACATAAAGAAATTATTATATATGATATTTCAAATGATAGATACTCTAATAATGGTGCTGTTAAATTCAATGTTGACCCAATAACTTTAAATATTAATTTTATTGACGAGAGTATAAACAGTAATAATAATTTAGAATTAGGACTACATCTAATTGGATTTTCTAAAAAAATTGATCACTCTCTAATAAATAACCCAACATCAAATGGTACACCATCTTGGATTTCAATTGATAGTTCTACTAATTTTATTGATAACTCTAATAATAGTATATATAATTACGCTTTTTTCGCAAAAAGATGTAGATTTTTAACTATTAAAAATATTCCTGATTCATTTGATCCTAGATGGGTAAAAAAAGATCCTATTGATAAAAAAATAATATATGTAAGTGACGCTGTTGATCTTAATAATAGAACTGGATGGAATTATGCGTATTCTACTAATCGCGCAAGATATGGTGTCACCGGAGCTGATTATGATACAAAGGGATATTACAGCGGTAGAGATGAGCGACGAGAAGCAGATTCTGTAATATTAAATTTAATTGAACAAAAATATAATGCTTTTAATAATATATTTTATCAATATGAAAAAGAAAATGATTCAGATATATCTGGTAATATTTTATTTAAATATAATATTTCATCTACAGGAAATACAACAAAAATTACATATGAAACTAATAATTTTTATAAAATATATGATGTTATTAATGAGTCATTTTATAGCTTTGGGACATTTGTAACTACAGCCGGTGATTTTATTCCAAGTATTGAATATTCAAATATTGGTGAATTAATATTACCAACTAATAGACCTGAGCAAGTAAATACATTTGGAGAATGGACTGAATTTATTCATTGGATTGATGATTCCAATAATTACATTACAACTAATAGTCTGTATGATGAGAGTAATATATGTTTGCCTCAAAATATTACTTTTTCATTTGATACAACTTTTCAAAAAGGATATGCTTCAAATAATAATTTAGTATATTATAATGAAGCACGCGATAGAATAAATATCAATAATATAAATCTTATTAAAATAAATAAAAGTATTTATACTATTAACTTTTTAATACCCCAAAATATAAATTCAATTGGATATGCTTTTTTCTACATTCCAGGTAGAAACGAATCAAATAACGATATTAAACCATTTAGAATTAGAAATGCTAATCAAATTAATGATTCAGTTAATATAGATTTACTTATTGATAATATTTGGAAAGATATGCCCACAAATAATGACAGTGAAATTAGTGTTAATGGTATTATTGATTATATTAATGAAACTTCAAATAATTTTAAACAATATATATTAAAATATTTAATAGAAAATTACATTAATATCGATAATTCTGGCGATTGGTTTAACTTATTTCCTAACTCCTCTCCCGACTCCAGCGATAAGGATTGGATGGATGAGGTAAATGTTAGATTAGAACATTTACAAGAACTAATTAATGTAGGAGACGGTACTATTACAGATGGAATAAAGACTCTTTCAGAAACATTTAATTATATTAATAATAATAATAATATTATTTTAAAAGTAGTAAAAAAGTTCACTGGATATATTTTAATGATTCCTAGCGATAGTAGTTATAATATTAATATATTAGCATTTGATAGTACTTGTTCTAGTGAATTAAATACTAATGTTTATTGTCTACACCCATTAAAATTAAATTATATTAGTACAAACACAATTAATAACAGTACTAAATATTATTTAAATATTTATAATAAATATGTTTTTGGATCATCATTTAAAACATTTGACTTATCAACAAATGATATTAATAATGTAGATTATGAAAATAATAAGTTTTACTTAGGTGTTAACATAGGTAATTATATAATAGATGTAACAGATACTTCAGGTGTTACAATTAATATGAATGGAAATGATAAATCTAAAATTGAAATATTCGGGGATACCAGAGTTGAATATTCTTATTCAAATGATAATAATGTATATACAGATGAATCATTTAATGAAACAGTTGTTTTATCAAATTCAAATAATATGTTAAACATTAAATATATGTTTTATAACAAAATATATATTAATGTATACGATAAATTTGAAAAAACACAAAATATAAATTATCCTAAAATAAAATTAAATAATATATGTCTAGAATTATATTTTACAGATTGGTGTGATATGTGGGATAGCTATGATAATAGTGAATTTATGCCAGAGTATAATTAATATTATAATTTTAATTTAAATAATTCATTCTTCCAATAATGAGAATATAATTTTTCAAATGCGTACTCTTTATTTATTAACTTATTATACTCGTAATTTAAATAGTCTTCTGTAATTAGTGTAAAATTTTCTACTATTAATACTGGTAAATTTATATATAAAGAATTTAATGGACTAGATAAAACTATTGGTATGGTTCCTACCATTAATGCTTCCCAACATCTATGTGTATCTATTCCTCTACCTGGTGGGCATATACAAAATTTATATGTTTCCAACGTTGTTATATAGTCTTCAAATTCTTTATTCTCTATCCAATTAAATTTATTTATTAAATTATTTTTTACATCACGTCTTATATTCTTATGTTTTTTATATAATGGATTATTTGTTGTGCCTACATTAAAATTAAAATATAATAAATTTTTTTTAAGATCTTTATTATAAAATTTATATTTTGGACTTATACAATATTTATTATATATATCTAAAAATTTACGTTTATTTTCACCTTTAAATCTAGTAGTTTTCCATTGCCATTTAGGACCTAAAATGTATGGAACAATTTTATAATGTATTCTACATGAATTTTTAGCAAACCATTTTATTAAATATGGCGAATCTAATAGTTTTTCAATATCCTTAGATGTATTTTTATCTAGTTCACTAGATGTGTTAAGACAAGGTGGACAATGATCATCATTTGATAATGTTATTAGTATAAAATATTTATTAATATTTGATAATAAATTTATACATTCAAATAATAAATCTGTTTTAACTCCTATTATTATTTTTTCTTTTAAACAATCATTAACAAATGGCTGTAATTTTTTTACTACTATACAATTATCTATAAAAATGTCACATTCATCTATCCATATATCAATTGACATAAATGGGTCTGAATTATATTTGTAATTATCTACATTATTTTCAAATAATTGTTTTTCCTCAAAAATATTTACTGGTTTTTTAGATGTTTCTATATCTACTATCTTGTTATCTATATTTCTTGGTTGTTGAATATTTAAATCTATATTTAATTTATTATTAGCAATTGTTGTTATTTTATCTATATTATCGTTAAAAAATAATGACCAAGATATTGGATGTCCTCCCATATAATTTTTTTTAGACCATTCATATTGTTTATTTAAATTTACAATTTCATGTTTTAATTTTTTATTATTATAACTACTACAATCAGAATGAGCATATAACTCATATTCTTTATTATTGATATAATTTAAATATTGTATATATACTGATACAGTACTTCCTTGTGATCCTATAAAAGTATTGCATTGTGTTAATAAATATTGTTGTATTAAAAAAATAGCAACAGAAATATTATCATATTTTTTATTTAATTTATTTTTTATACTTGTTGTTATATAACTTTCAGTATTTACTATTTTCTGATTTTTAAATCCGTTATTTAATAATGAACTTTCTTTATCTGTCATTAATAATATTTTTTTATAGTTATTATTATCTGATAACCAATTATTAATATTAGATAATATTTTTTTTAAAACTATATTATTAACAGATTTATGCCAATCTCCTAATCTTAAATGTATACCTACAGTTTCATTTACATCTGGTAATTTTATATCTTTACAAATACTACATAATGGCTCAGATAATTTACTTAACGAAAGAGCAATATTATTCATTTTTATATAATTTTCTTTAGTTGTTAAGAAGTTATAAAAAAATCTAGAAGCATTTGATTTTGATATATATATCATTTTATCATTTCCATATATTTTTTTCATTGTAGCTGTATCTACAATTTGTCTATGATGTATGAATTCATCTATTTCTCTTTTAGAAAAATTATTACTTATATCAATAAATACACAATTTGATATTTTATTTGGTAATATAATCTCACATTCTTTTGGATCTACATAATTATAATTACTTCTAATTTCAAATCCTACTAAATATTTTTTAAATTCATCACTTATATAATCTAGTAATATACCGTACTTTCTATCTGGTTTACCACATGCTACTAATGGATGTTTAATATTCAATACTAGATATCTATTTGTTATATGAGCTAAATATACAGCAAATTCTAATGAAAATAACTGATTATAAAATCCAACTCCACTAAATAAATCAAATGCTAAAATATTATAACTTGTATTAATTTTATAATCTATATTATTTATTAATTGTTTATCTATAACATTATTAGTATTTGCTTTTAAAATAATTGCGCCATTTTTAGGTAGATCTTTACAATGATTATAATGACCATTTGCATTTATATCTGCCCAACATTCACCACCATTTGGAAATCCTGGATAAAAAATTATATATACATTATTATTATCTTGTTTAAAATATACACCACTTTCTTTTTTATGAATAGTACTATTTACATATTTACTTATTTGATGAGATTTAACAACATTTTTTTCATTTGTATCAAGTGAAAATATAATTTCATAGTCTAATGTAGATTTTATTTGCCATTTATTTCTTTTAATATTTTCATAAATTAATTCAAATGGTCCTATTTTTTTCTTAGAATTAACTACTTCATCTATTTTAGTTAAAGTTTTTTCAAAATTTAAATCCGGTATATAATTTTTTTTTAATTCTTTTTCTAATATTTTATATTTTGTGTTATTAGACTCTGCTATTAGATAATTAATATCTGGACAATCATTCATCATATATATTAAATTAATCTTCATATATTTTATAAATTCATTCCATTCTTTAGTGGTAAAGTTACATGAATGATATATTTGATGACATCCAATTGGTTTAGAATAATATACCCTTTCTACCGAAAATGCTTTATGAAGATCAGAATTTATTGATATATAATTAAAACTATCTTGATTACAAAAAAAACCATCTTCATTTCCTCTATGAACATTTAGTAGTATATTTTTATTTCTATTTACTTCACATACCCTAATACTATTTTTAATATTTCTCAAAGAAAATCCACCATTTCCAGCATTATATTTACACCATTGATTATTTTGGATCCATGGTGCTCCTGTATAATCGTAATTAAAATATATATCATCTATTTTTCTTAATAATAATGCATCTGTTTGATATATTAATAAATGACTCCAATTTATAAAATGTTCGTAAAATTCTGGAGTTTTTAAAATTGCACTATATATTCCACGATTTATATTATCAAAATCATATTTAATTAATTTTATATTTTTAAAATCTTTAAATGTTTCTTCTATATATTCCTTATTCAAATTTCCATAAACAAAGGCTAAACCGATTTCTTCAGGATTATATATAGAGAGTAAAGCGTAAATAACATATTTTATTTCAATCATTTTTCTAAATTCTATTAGACATATAATTAATTTACCTGATGTAGAAAAATTTAATTTACCTTTTCTTTTCATTCTATAATTGTGTAATTCATCTAATTGATATAAAATATTATTATATTCGGTGTGTTTTGAATTATAACTATTTAATATCATTTATTATTAATTATATTTTCTAATTAAATATTTATCTTAAAACATTATTATGCTACTTTTGTGCTACTTTTGTGCTACTTTTTTATTTTTTTTTTAAAAATGTCCGATTTTTTTGTTACTTATAATGCGTTGTATTGATAATTTACTAATATAAATATTAAATTTCAGTGTTAATTTTGTCTTAATTAACTTTTAAAAATTATATTAATATTTTTTTTAATAAAATCACTCCATAATTATATGTTTTTTTATTATTTTATTTATTTTTTATAAATTAAAAAATAGATAAAATAAGACATTGTCTAATTCTATAAAATAAAATATCAAATATCAAAATTCTATATAAAAAACTAAAAAGTAAATGTCTTGCTTAAGTTTGTTAATTCTTCGCCATTTCTAGTCATTGCTAATCTAGCAGAATAATCGGTTGTAGAATTTCTATCATATGTTGCTACATATGAATGATATAAAGTTGTAATTTCATCGGCGCTTAATGCTCTATCTGTATATCTATAACTATGTAAAAATCCTCTATTATCATCGTTATGATGAAAATTATTACTAGATAAGTTAATATTTGAATTATAAAACGTTGCAGTATTTTCACTTTCAAAAACTGATGCATTTACTAATTGACCATCTATATATAAATCTATTGTATTTCTTTTTACTACTACTGTTATAAAAATGTGTTTTTGATATTTTAAACCAATTTCTTGAAGACCATTATAAGTGTCATCAGCATTTAAAGCTCTTACAATTAACTTTGTAGCATCTGAATTTATATATGCTTGAAAATGTGACTTGTCATCAGAACCTTTACGTTCTACTAAAAGAAAACCAGGGGTGGTGGTGGTCGTACTAGTAAGATCTCTAACTGTAGATACATGGTCACCAGGTTTATCTATTAAAAAGATAAAAAAACTATGTGTATAATCAGAATATTTTTTATTTTCTGTTTCTATTATATCTTTTCCTTCTATAACATCTGGTATGTTTAATGGTATCTCCTTTACAGGGTCACTTTTAACAAATAATAAATTAAATATTCCATACAAAAGTATGACAACTAAAATTGCGCCTAAAATTACTGTAGGATTCATTATAGTATATATATATTAAATATAATTAAATATATTTTAATCTTCATCATTAAATTCATCATCATCTGGAATATAACTCATATCGATTGCTTCTATATCATCAATGATATCATTATCGGTATAAAATATATCACCATGTAAACTGGACATAAAATCATCTTTATCATCTAATTCATCTAATCTATCATTATCATATTTATCATTTTGATGTACTCTTAAACCTTTTTCTTTTCCTTTTGACCAAAATCCTAAACCATATCGTTTAAATTCATCATCAACACGACGCTGTTCTTTCGACATATCTTTTAACATGTCTGTTATTTTATTTTTTTCTGAGTCCTTTATTCTATTTACTGTTTCATTAATACTATCATATGATAAATTTATATGTTTAAAGGTATTATTTGGTCCAATAAAATGAAAAAAATCAAATAAATATGTTGAAACACATTCTATTAATTCATTATTATCTATATCTATTATAGTTATTAATTTTACTATATAATAAGTTAACAAATATTGTAAAAATAAATACTGAAATCTAAATGGCATACTATGTAAATTATTAAATACATTGTCAAGTATATTTTTTATACATAATGTTAAATCATTTATTTGCAATAATAATTCTTTAAAAATTTCTCTGGAATCATCATAATTTTTTGTAAACATAAATGATTTTTTAATAAAATTTGATATATCAGCATTATGTATATCAGATAATTCCCAATGTCTTGGTATATCTACTTTATTAAATCTTAAATTATGTATAA